ACATATCCATTCCCGCAATTTCTGTTGGGCATATGAAAGTAAAGTCTTTTGGGTAAAAGTAGATTACTGTGTAGTCATGTTTCAATGGGTCATAGTGTTCAGTAACTGAAACGTCTACAAACTCATTATTTGAATTTACGCCCTGCAAAGTAAATGCAGGAAATTTATCTCCTACTGTAATCATGATTCTCCTTAACTAATATCGAATTCGTCGCTTATTGACTCATCAGGTTTTGAATTATCTGCACCTTCTCTTAATCTATCAAGAAGTTCTTTCTGAGCGTCTGGAGTTGGTCTTGTTAAGATTTCATCCATAGACTTAAGGTCTGCTACTAGCTCTTGCTCTTCTTCAGTTAAAGCTCTTGGTTTGCATTTTAATGCTTGTAGTTGGTACTCAACGTTATAAGCCATCGGTCCAGTCTTGACTCTTTTGAAGCATACATCCCACCCTGTTTCAGGGTCAGTTGGGTCTCCGAGGTCTTCCGCGGCTACCATTACTTGTTCCAGTAGTTTCTTCTTAAGATTTAAGACTTTGACTTTACCATCATGAATACATTGGATTGCATAAGACCATCCGCATTTAAGCTCTGGATGATATTCTCTTACCCAATCTTTCTCTACATTGGTAAATGCTTCGGTGTTTCTGTCGAATGACAAACACTCGAAAGGTAAATTCTTTCCGTTTTCACCTTTTAGCCAGTATACATATCTTGGTAACATGTCACCGACCATTCTTATTTTATTATCGCCTTCTACATATTGGTAGCTATCGATTTTGTTCTTTTGGGCTTCGCCCTTGGCTTGATTAAAACTTATTGCCATTTTATTTCTCCTTTATTGATTTCTTCAAACTTGAAGTGAATTCTATCCTCTTCAATCCAAAGTAATCTGTTGCTTTCTATTATGTCCTTCTTGCCTGTAAAGTATAGAAGGTCTAGAGTGGTATCTTTCGTTTTTTGATACTCAAAATAGTTGCGTAATGACGCGATACCTGCGTACTGTGCAATCTCGCTATCCGAGTATCTCCTTCTTTGAATAAACAACGGCTCAGGGTTAACAAGGAAACTATGCCCATGAAAACTCTTTTGCCAGAACTTGAATATTCTATCATGCCTATTAACTGGAGGCAGTTTATAAGTGAGTATATGGAGTATTGTTAAAATATCATTAACACTTCCATTGCTTTCTTTTTTTATCTTTTTCCAATTATAGAATAACATATTATATCAAAAATCTAACCTTTTGTCAAGAACTATTTTTCAGTCCTATAAGTAGGAAACTTCGTACCCTTGTTTCATGTAATAACCCATTCTCGCACCTGCCTGCTTTCTAGCTGTGCGACCTTCAAGGTGTATATCCACAATAACTGGTTGAGGTTTACCTTCGTTTAATCTTATAACTCTACCAATTAACTGTGTCAGTAGAGGCTCGTTGTTTATTGGTGTTCCTAAAATCAGACAGCTAAGACAATCTACTGAAATACCTTCCGAAAATATACTTTGTGTTCCAAAGAGTATATCTTTTGTAGTAAATATTTCTTTAATCATCTCGCCTCTCTCTTCGTGAGGAACGTCTCCTGTAACGCAAATTGCGTTATCTCCTACTAGTGCTGAACTTCTTTTGAGAAAGTCAACTCTGTCACTTACTACTAAGACCTTATGGCCTTTCGCAGCGTAACCTGCAGCCAGTACTGCACATATGTTTTGGTACTCCCAATCATACGCTAATTCGTTGATTCGAGTTGCCCACGCAATGTTCGCTCCATCCATAAAACGAATACCACTTTTTACTATTTCTACGCGTGGTGTCAAATAGTTTTCTTTTGGTGGTTTATATACTGTGTTTGAGAAGTAGTCTCTAAATATAACATGTCTTCCGTCCTTACGTTGCATTGTCCCTGTCAGACCGATCTTATGACGAGCCCTGTTAGAGTCAATAATGCGTGTAAAAGTTGGACTGCTTACATGGTGCATTTCATCCAATATAATAGTACCGAACTCTTTTGCGATTTTTTCCTGATTTCGGTACAAAGTTTGCACATTTCCAATGACAATATCCTTATCCATTTCAAATCTACCCGAACCTATCACACCCGCCGAGACCCCGAAGACTTTCTTACACTCTTTTTCCCACTGCGACCTTAGAGCTACAGTATGAGTAACAATAAGCGTTTTCTGTTTTAGCTTGTTTGCGATAGCTAAAGCAGTAAATGTCTTTCCCCAACTGACCCAAGCGTTAATTATAGCACTGCCTTGAATGTCATCATATACCGACTGCTGGGAATCACGTAAAGTAAACTTAAAGTCATAACCTTCTATTGGCACATCATTTCGCTTATCAACTATCTCGTAGTCATTTGGTATCAAATCCGTTCTTCCGATAGGTAAGGTTACTAAACCTGCTCGTATTATGCCCATATTCTTTATGATGATAGGCGGGTCTGTTGGACGTCTTGGCGGTATACTATAAGTCAGTTCTTCATCAAGTTTTGCTTGATAAGCTTCCGTTACTTCTATGAAGATTCTGTTAGATAGTACAGCTTTCATTTAACCTAATGCAAACCCTTCAGGCGTTGGATAGTAGTCATATTTATTCCTCATCTATCAAACCTCTAAGCAACTCTATTATCTCTTGTATTGTATCTCTATCGTGCTGCTGCTCTGTGTCTATTTCTATTACTATTTTCATACTTTTCTCCAAGTATTTTTCTTTTTAATTTCTGAGAGTTCGTACAAGTAAGAAGGTATATTCTTTATGTATAAAACTCCTGCGTATTTTTGTGTTGGCTCGGGAGGTCTTTTTAGTTCAAAAGGAAAAGGTACATTCTCTACATATATCAATGTCATTATATCTTTTTCTATTACTTTTGTTATTCTTCGGTAGTACAGTTTCGCTGTGGTACTTTTCTCATAGCGAAAAAAATTTCCATTTGAATCTACAAAGAACTTCCTTCTATGCCTTGATAAGTCCACAAAGTTATCTATCATATGTCTTAATTCATATAAATTTTTATGTGGTGTATTTAATCTGCGTTGACCTATTGTGTAGCCAGAAACATTAGTATCGTCTACAACTGCTCCTTCGCACCACAATATGCCATCTAATTTTTGTACTTCGTCTGTGTGTATTACATAGACTGGAAACTCAACATCACTCAGATTCATACTTAGCTTTAAACTTCCCTAAAGAGTAGTCTTCATCAACGTCAAAGTCACAACCGATTGGACAACCTGGTATTGAGATACCTCGGTCTTTCTCAATACAGTTTTGTACTATTTCCATATATTCATCAACATCTTCTTCTTTCACTTCTGCAAGAATTGAGTCATGAACAAGGGCAAAGATTCTCATATCTTTCGTCTTATTTCGTTTGATAATTTCATTGTGGGTATCTATAGCACCAAGAAGGTTGACATCAGAAGCAATTGACTGTACTAGAAAGTTGATTCCTGACCTCACTTCATGAGAAGCGATTCCTTTATCTGTAGAGAATACATTTGGGAGTCGTCTTTTTCTTCCAAAGTGAGAATAAATAAAACCATTATCTTGTATAAACTGCTTCTGATTGTCTAACCATTTTTTAAGCCCAGAGAATTGCTCAAAGTAGTCTTTGATAACACCACTTGCTTCACTCATACTAAAATAAGTACCTGAGTCTTTGGTAACTTGCTCACTAATCTTCTTTGGTCCAGCTCCATACATAATACCAAAGGTAACAGCTTTTGCCATCTGTCTTTGCGTACTGTATAGTTCTGCAACTTCATCAACTTCACAAGGAAGGTCAAAGACTATCTTTGCAATGTTGGAGTGAAAGTTTCCTCCAGACTTAAATACATTCATAAGATTCTTGTCGTTTGCAAGCACAGCCGCGCAATATACTTCTGCTGTTGTTAAGTCCATTGCAACTATTTTGTTGCCTGGTGCAGCCTTGATACATCCTTTTACAATGGGGTTATCTCGTGGTATTTGTTGCATATTCATTTTACCACTACTGGAAAGACGACCAGAGGTTGTTCCGTGAAGGTTGAAACCTGTACGAAGTCTGCTGTCTCTATCAAGCTGTGGGTAAATTTTATCAAGATATGTACTCTTAATTTTAACTTTTTGTCTTATATCAAGTACTAATTGAGGTACTTCATGCTTCTCGGCTAACTCTTTGAGTACTTCAGCATCGGTACTGTCCGCACCCGTGCCGGTCTTCTTACCTGTTGGCTCAAGACCTATATAATCAAAGAGTAAAGAACGAAGTTGCATTGTACTGTTTGGATTGAAGTCTTTTCCTGTAATCTCTTCAAACTTCTTAATTTCAGGATAAGTATATAATGAGGCTATTGCTTCATCAATTTGTTCCTGCATAAGTACAGAAGATTTTTCTAGTCTTTCTCTATCAAACGGTACTCCAATGTCTTGTATATCTGTTAGGAATCTGCATCCTGGTATAAGTATATCTCTGTATACTCCATACAGTCTTTCATTAGTAAGTAAAGGCTTTTCAAACTTTTGGAAAAGAAGAAAAGTACATACTGCGTCAAGAGCTGCATAATCTTTCATAATGTCAAATGGAATCATATCCCAAGTAAATTGATTCTTGAGTATTCCGTTTCTACGGCAATAATCCGCCATCCAATCATACATAGGTTTCTCATAATCTCCATAGGGAGTGTACTTAAGAGATAACTGCTTTAGGCCGTGAGTGCCTGGATTTTCATCTAACATATAGTGTAGTAACATAGTATCTTCAAATCTTGGAAACTTGAAGTTAAAGTGATACTCAAAGAACGCCAAGTCAAACTTAGCATTGTGAAATACTACACGCTTTTTAGTAAACAATTCTTGTAATAATTCTTCTACTTCTTCGTCTACGCACTCTGTATCAATGTAAGCACCGTGGTCAGGCTCATATGAGATACTCATACCAAGTATATGTCCATCTCTTGGATACAGTCCTGTTGTCTCAGAGTCAAGTGCAATAAAGTCATATGGAGCATCTATTGCTTTTTTAATGAAAGATATGAACTCCTGTGTCTCTGTTATGCCATATGCTTTATCAGAACCAAGTTTCATAACTTTAAGTTCTCCTTTCACATACTTACTTATATTTGTTACTGAGTCTTCCCAAGTCTTTTTAGCTTCTGGTTTGAAAGCTAACATCGCTGGGTTTATTACTGGTAGAAATTTATCATCGATAACTCTACCACTGTATTCTGTTACTGAGCTTTGTTTTGTGTAGTACTTCAAACACTCAGACCCAATAAGTATTACCCAATCGTAATCATCAACATTGATGTCAATATCACAATCTCGTTTTAGTACTTTCTTTATTGTTGGGTCTGAGCATAGTTGAAATTGCTCAAAATCAAACTGATTATCAAATAATCTTACATAGTCATTACGACTAGGTTTACTTTCTATTAATGCTATCTTAGCCATATAATTGTTCCTTTAATTCTTTTACTTTGTTTTTTGTTAATGCCCCTGCATCCCCTAATGCTCTTGGTAATGTAATGTTTTTATGTAGTAGTTCTGCAATATCGCACATTTCAATCACTCTATTTGCTGCGTCTTGTCCTGCATCGTCTGGGTCAAACAGTAGGTCTATACCTGATACTCCACTCATTTTTAATAATTTTAGTTTTTCTATATCTATGTTTCTTGTACCAAAACAACAAACACT